GACACGCCCCAGTTCGGGTTTGCCTTAATCAGCGCGTCTTCGCTGGTCCAGTCATCGCCCTCGTCGATGGTGTAGATGATGCCGAAGCGTTGTTCGTCTTCGACGACGCCTTCCAGTATCTGTTCCAGATCCCGTTGGTGCGAATAACACGGGCCGCCGATGTCGGTGCCCGCCGTGGTGATCACCAGCAGCAGCGGCTGCGACCGTGCACCCATGCCGGTGCGCATCGTGTCGAACAGGTCTTCCGTTGGGTGTTCGTGGTACTCGTCGACGATGGCCACGCTGGGTGATGCGCCGTCGCCGGGCTTGCCGATAATCGGTTCAAACTTGCTGTTGCTGTCGGTGATCGACAGGTTCGATTCCCGCACCGTGATGCCGAACCGTTCAGCCAGTTCCGGCGTCCGGCGCACCATCAGTTTTGCCGGTTCAAAAACTTCGTACGCTTGGTCCTGACTGGTCGCGCCGCTGTAGACTTCCGCGCCGTGTTCACCGTCAGCGCACATGCCATACAGCCCGATGCCTGCGGCAAGCGTTGATTTTGCGTTTTTCCGCGGCACGGTCAGGTCGGCCATGCGGAACCGGCGCCGCTTTGTTTCGCGGTCGATCCAGCCGAACACCGACGCCACAAAAAACACCTGCCACGGCGACAGCTCAATGCGTTCGCTGCGTGCCGCCCAGTCGCCCTTTATGTGGGGCAGCAGTTCGATGAAATAACAAACCCGGTCAGCCGGGCGGTACGCCTTGCCCTCGGCGGTGGTCAGCTCCGGGTTCCACTCGTATCGCCAGGCCGGAACCGAAAGCCCATGGTCGTTCAAAACCGTCTGCGTTGAACGCTCTAGGTCGCGCAAGTGACGTGCACAGGCCAGCTTGACCCACTTGCACGCTAGGATGTTGCCGTCCACCACATCGCGCGCGTACTGCGTCGCAATGCCTGCGTAATCTTTCATTTTTCAGACTGGCGAATCCGGTGCAACTGGCGGCGAATGCGTTTTTGCAGCGGCAGCATCTTGAACCGGAATTTTCCAATGTCGCGCATTTCAACGCTTTCAGCGCGCCGGTGTTCCATGAGTGTGCGCCGTCGTCCGCACCACCGCGATTTGATAATGACCATCAAAAGGCCTTAAACCCACCTTTGTCCTCAGCGGCGACAGGGAACAGCGGCAGCTGGTTGCTGCTCGGGCTGACCCGCCCGCGCGAACTCGGCGACATCCCGAACGACGCCAGGAACTTGTCGACCTGCGCCGCGTGTTTGTTTCGCGCCACCCAGTGCGGGTTGTAAGTAAATGACCCGTTCGGCGTCGGCAGCATGAACCCATCACCACCGGTCCATGCCGTCGGCGTGTAGCTTTCACCGGCTTCCGCCGCCTTCGCACTGCGTACCGACTCGGCCGCGTCGTGTTCGGCTTCCTTGGCAGCTGCCTGGTTCACGTCACGCTGCAGCAAATTTTCATGCCACACCAGCCACGCCCATTCCTGGCAGTACAGCGCCAGGGCCGGCCGGTCGATTTTGGAAATCAGGCCCAAGGCTTCCAGCTCGGGGCCGATCCGCCGCCATTCCTTTTTCGCTTCCGGCAGCAGGTGTTTCGGGCAGCCCGGAATTTCAACAGCCGGATTGACGCCGGCGGTCAGTTCAGCGGCAGATTTTTTGCTGGGGTTCCCGCGCAGAATATGCACGTTCGCCGGCATCGCCTTCGGTCCGCGTGTCCCCATAATTTCACCTTGCCCGCTTCAACCCACCACTGCGTTAATACCCCCCTCCCCCTAAACTCCCGCAACCGAAAATGGACCTGAGAGCACGGTCGCGGGGCAAAAGGCTGTGAAGATTTAACCCGCCCCCCCGCACTTGTATTTGTTGCCGAATCCGCCGTCTTCGCGTGCTGTCTTCATGTTGTGGCAGTCGGTACACAGGGACTGCCAGTTGTCGCTGTTCCAGAACAAGTCATCGTCGCCCTTGTGGGGCACGATGTGATCGACTACATGGGCCGCTGATACACGGCCTTGCTGTAGGCACAGGCTGTGCTGATCGCTGGATCCGCGGTGACGGTCACCGCATAGCGGATGCGAACGCAGCCAGCTTTCGCGTGCCTTGCGCCATCGCCATGTGTAGCCACGCTCTGCGCTGTTGCCTCTGGTGCTGTCAGCCTGCTGCTGTTGCTGTTTCTGGTGCGCAGCGCATCGGCCACGCTCGACCAACACACCGCAGCCCATGTGTGCACAGGGGCGTTTCGGTGTGGTTGGCATGAATAAAAAAGCCAGCCCGAAGGCTGGCAAGGAACCCTGCCACGGGAGGAGGTCGCGGCAGCGAAGGGTTAGTGCGTCATTGCTACAGAATGCCCATTTCCCGTGGCACTCCATCTGTTGACGCTTGTATCAACCACCAATAAAAAAACCCCGAAATCCTTGCGGAATCGGGGTTTTCTGACAGCTCACGCCATCGTGGCATGAAATGTACGAAAACTGTGCGGTAAAGTCAAACCTTTTTTACCGTGCCCTTTTTTGGCCCGCTTGGGGTCAGCTTCCGGGGTGGGCAGTTTCACGCCGGCAGCCAGGTCGTTCAGGTAGCCCAGCAGTTTGGAATACGCCAGATCCAGCCGGTCGTAATAGGTGCGGCGTTCGATGCCCAGCTGCTTCGCCTTCATGTCGACGGTGCCGGCGCGGGTGTATTCCTCGCGGATGGTGTCGCGCAGGTAAGGCGGCAGCGCGGCGATACACTGATGCGTTTCGTAGGCTTCGGCCTCGTTGACAGGGCACTGTTCGTTTTCCTTTCCACGGCCTTGAATGTTCGGCGCCATCACCACCTTTTCATACCAGCTGACCACATGGCCGGGTTTGCCGCTGCTGCCCCAGTGAACCCAGATGGCCCACATGCCCAGGCGTTTCTGCACGTACGTGTTCAGCTGCGGCATTTTTGCTGTCCTTTCATGGCATTGATGACGGTCAGGCGGCGTGCCTGGGTGTAGTAGCGGTCAGGCTTGGTTCGTGGTGCCTTGGTTTTCGGGCGTCCGATGCGGGCAATCATTCGACCGATGGCCGCGGATTCCGCCAGCAGCCGTTCGATGATTTCCGCCGGGTCGCGCAGCTTCCAGCGTTCGCAGTGGTCAGACATGGGCGGTTTCCCGTTCGACGCGCTCGACGCAATCGGCACAGCACCAGCCGATGCCGGGAATGGATCGGCGGCCCTGCCGTTCAGGGTGGGTGACGCAGCGATAATCCGCCGCCGCACCCTGCTGCCCCAGCGCACCGGCTGATGCCTTGCGCTTGATCGTCAGCGCGTCCCATTGCTTTCGCAGCTTGCCCGGCGACAGGATGTTCGTCTGCCAGAACGGGTCGGCATTCGCCCAGCCGAACAGGTCGCGGATTTCGTGCAGTGTCCGTTTGTCCCGCTGGACCATCAGCCGCAAATCCTCATGCCAGCCGCGCCACTTCGGTTCGGCGTGGTTCGGGTTCAGCGTGCGGATTTTTGCCAGCATCCATCGGGCGGTTTTGCCGATTTCCTGCATCAACACTTCATCCGCCGGCCGTTGGTGCTCACCGGTTTGGGGGGATAAAGGGGGGTTAGCTTTTAAGTTCTGTAGTTGTTCGGGTGACACAGCTGTGTCACCGTTTGGGGCCGGCTTTGTCACCGTTTGGCCATCCGTAACGGTGACACCATCGTGTCGGGGTTTGACTTCTAACGGTGTCAATTTGTCACCGTTTGGCCGCCACGTTTCCGGGTTCGCAATCCAGTCCGGATTGATCTGATAGCGGCTCGGGTTTCCCTTCCCGCCTGGGCTGCGCTTCACACACACCAGCCAGCCGGAATCCTCCATCGCCCGCAGCTGGCGCTGGACGGTACGCTCAGACTGCCGGCTGTTATGGGCCAGCGTCGGGACCGACGGCCAGATCGATTGCCCTTCGGGGTTTGACGCATCCGCCAGGCACAGCGCCAGCGTGTATTCGCCGCCGGCGCCGGGATAGTGGGCCATGACCATGGTGACCATTGAAACGCTCATGCCTGCGAATCCTCCAACCCACTGAACCGTGTGAAATCACCCCGAAAATTCAGCGGAACAATTCCGGTCGGCCCCATGCGTTGCGCGCCGATAATCAGTTCCGCCATGCCTTTGTTTTCGGATTTCGGGTGATAGACTTCATCCCGATAAATGAACAGGATCAGGTCGGCGTCCTGCTCGATGCTGCCGCTGTCGCGCAGGTCGGACATCACCGGGCGTTTGTTCGGGCGGCTTTCCAGTGAACGGTTTAGCTGCGACAGGGCCATCACCGGGATGTTGAGCTCGCCGGCCAGATTTTTCAGGCCGCGGGTGATTTCGGTGATCTGGCTGACGCGGTTGTCATCCTCGCTGGCGCCCGACATCAGCTGGAGGTAATCCACCACCAGCATCGACAGCCCGCCCATTTCCCGCGCCGCCCGACGCGCCAGGGCGCGCAGTTCGGTGATCGTCAGGCCACGGATGTCACTGAAAAACAGCGGCACCTTGTCCAGCCGTGCCACCGCCTCTGGAATGCGCGGCCATTCCTGTTCATACACGCGCCCGCTGACCAGCCGCTGCACGTTGACTTTCGCTTCGCTCGACAGCGTCCGCAGGCCCAGTTCGCGGAGCGTCATTTCCATGCTGACGAACGGCACCGCCTTGCCTGATGACCGTGCCACATGCTCGGCGATATTCAGCGCCATGGCCGACTTGCCCATCTTCGGACGCGCCGCCAGCACGATCAGCTGACCCGGATGGAAACCCGTGGTCATTTCATCCAGATCGCGGAAACCGGTGGAAAGCCCCGCCAGCGCCGTGCCCTTGCCGGACTTGTGCTTTTCATGCTGTTCGTCGACAAACGCCACCACATCCCGCACCACATCAAACGCGCTGCGGAACTCGTTGGCCTTCCGGCGACCGTCACCGATCTGCATCATCAGCGACTGCGCATGGTCGATCAGATCCCGCGCACTGCGGCCCCGTGTCGTGCGGCAGGAATCCATCACCGCCTGGGCAGCCGCGTGCAGCTGGCGGAACGTCGAACGCTCGGCGACAATTTCCGCATACCGCCGGATATTCGCCGCGCTCGGCGTGTTCAGCGACAACCCGCCCACATAGGTCAGCCCGCCGACATCGTCCAGCTGCTTCATCGAATGCAACCGGTCGCACACCGTCAGCGAATCCGCACCGTGGCCGGCGTTGATCAGGTCAAAAATGGCGCGGAAAATTTTGCGGTGGTCGTTGCTAAAAAAATCCGCCTCGCGCACCACATCGGCGACCACGTCAAACGCCTTGTTGTCCAGCATCAGGCCGCCCAGCACCGACTGTTCAGCCTCGGGCGAATGGCCCCAGGTCAGCGCATCGCCGTGGGGTTCGTTCATCGTGCCCATTTGCGCCCATCCAGCAACCGTGAAGGCAGCGTAAACAGCCGCCACAGCGCCGCCAGTGTAAATCCCAGCACGGCCACGACCACGCAGGCCAGCATCACCAGGATCACCACAGCGGCGCCAGATAACGCATCGCACAGATCGGAAAGTTTCATTGCACGGCCTCCATTTCCGCCACCGGAAATGCCCGCCGCCAACACTGACCAAGCAGAAACGGCCGGCGGCTCACGGCGCGGCGGTAGCAAACAAACCGCGAATCATCGTTCATGCGGATTACATCGATTTCGCCGTCCGTTATCAGCTTGTGGATGATCGAACGCACCGCCGAATCTGACAGATCCGGCACCGTTTCACGAACTTCACCGAATGAACGCACAGCGCAGTCATCCAAATAAGACAGAATCGCCTTAATAGCCTTAACATTTGTCGGTGGCGGCATGATCAGCGCCCAGCCATCGCCAGTTTCTGATGCTCAAACGGATCACGGCGCAACACACCCGCCATGTCCGGCACATAACGCGGCCCCGCGACGTTCTCGCGCAGCGCCCGTGATTTCGGCACATCATCCCGGCCGGGAATCCCGTAGATGATCGAATGCCCGATCTTGCCCACCCGCACCGCACCGCCGAATCGCGTGAGCATTGCACCGATAGACACCCGCACCACCTGCGTCGGCAGCCCGGCAGTCTCGGCAATCTCGGCGGCCGTCAACGGCCCGCGCTTTGTCAACGCATCGACGATCGCTTGTTTTGTTGCGCCTCGCGCTCTCATGTCAGCTCCCCCGCAATGTGAGTTTGTGCAACGGATGGCTGCCGTCAGCCTTCGGCGGCAGGATTAAATACAGCGCATCCAGGCAACGCCGAATGCAGGATTGCTTCCCCGCCTTCGTCCGTTCCTTCGGGATGCGCCTGGCCCAGCGTTTGGCGGTTTTCAGGCTCATTTCAGCACCACGAATTGAGGCGCAAATTTATTGTCGATCGACAAAACCTCGCTGATCTTGGTGAGGCTTTCGCCCGGCAATAAATGATCATTGCCATCGTCGTATCCGTAGGCGGCGACCTCGGCCTCTTGCGGCATCGCGCGCAGATGCGCCATCAGTTCCCAGACCTTCATCGCGCCACCTTTAACACCGACGCGCCCGCCTCAACGCGCGCATCCAGCCCCTGCCCCAGCTGCGCAGCCGCGCTGATCAATTCATACAACTGTTTGGCGACACGATCACGTTCCCGTGAAGTAAGCCGGTTATCGCGCACACTGTCATGCACCGCACGCGCCACATCACCGAATTCAGCAGCCAGCGTCACCATCTGACCGGAAACATCAGCCAGCGGCCCCTGCGCAGCGCCAACCGGCACAAACACGCCACCAGCCAGCGCACAGATCGCCTGCACGATCCGCTGATCACCCGTGAACACCATCACCTGTTCCAAACGCTCACGCGGCCAGTCGTGCGATGAATCATTCGGGTTCGCCATCGAATAAAGGCTGGACGCCGCCAACCCCATGCGTGCGGCCAATGCCGCCACACCGCCGGGGTATTCATGGACCGCGTGATATAGCGCGTCTTTCAGGTTCATTCGGTAAATCCTCCTAAAAATTGCCGTTTTAAGATGTACTGCGGCAAACTATGATTTGATCAATCACAGGGGAAACAACATGACGCACATTTTGTTTTTGATATTCAGCGCCAGCACCGCATCCGGCCCGACGCATGTGGGCATGCACAGCATGGAATTTGCGACCCGCGAAGCCTGCGTCGCTGCCGCAAAAGAGGCCGAAGACCTGACGCGCACATATCGCGTGTCCTGGTCGAAAATGGACTGGAAATGTCTGCCCAAAGGCAACGCCCCGACGGAACCGTCGGGAGCGCGATAACGCACCCGGCGAATTGCCGGTGAATGCCGCCATGGGCGCAGTCGTCAAAACTGGAATGGCGGCGCTCAAGCGGCAACCTGCCCCGACGAACGCACAAAATGCCAGTCAACGTCAGGCAGCAATTCTTCGCAGGTCACCGTGTTGCCGGACTCACGGGCAATCCGCACCGCCAGCTCCACCTTGGGGCGGCGGTGCGAATAACATAGCTGCATCAGGTAATCGACACTGGTGCCGCAACGCTCCGCAAAATCGCTGCGTTGCGACCGTTCCAGCCCGAAAAAATAGTCTTTTAACTTCATAATGACCGAAACTTTAGCAATTGCTTTAGAAACAGTCAAGCATTTGCTTGTTTTCAAATCGTCCGGTCAAGGGGAACATCCGCGCATGGACGTTCATGAAGTCAGGCGAACCAACCTTATTGCCTTGATTAGAAAACGCTTTAACGACAACGCTGCCGCATTTGCGCGTGCTGTTGCGCGTAGCGATTCCCAAATATCCCAGCTGATCAAGGGCACCCGTAAGATGGGCGAAAAGCAGGTCCGCCGCTTTGAACGCGAACTGCATCTCTCAAACGGCGTCATGGATCGGGTGGACATGGCCGAAATCAACACCGCCAGGCAAACCCCGCCGGCCTATCTCTCCCAGCACATAGATCCGGAAACTCAGTCCAGACTGTTACGGCTTTTCGGCAACCTCACCCGCCGACAGCAGGCCACGTTCATCACTGAAATCGAAGCTGCTGTCCGCGCAAATGAAATCATCGTCCGCGAAGTCGGGCGCCGGCTCTGCCCGCCTGACGACGCCACCGTCGCCAAACACCTGCCGCCACCACCGGGCATAATCAAAAAATAAAGGTCAAATCATGTCCACCACCAGCGGCCTGGCGGTCGCCCTCATGTTCCTTGGCTTCATCGTCGCCATCCTCTGGATATTTCTGCCCTTCGCCGTGTTTTCGATCAAAAACAAAATCGACAAGGCCATCGACGAACTGCAAAAAACACAGAAACTGCTGACCGAAATCCGCGACAACACCACCCCGAAGTAACCCCAGCCAGCCCGTTCCGACACCCGGCAAAATGCCGGGGTTTATCATTTGATTGACTTTTACTTTATCAGTTGATAAAGTTGCCCCCGTTACTTCAAAAACGGAGGGCAACATGCAAACCCTGCTGGACATCCTCGATTCACTGCAGGCGCACCACTGGGTGCTGGTCATCCTGTGCCTGATCTCGCTTTGCTTCTGCGCCGCCATCATCGTTGCCCTGCGCCGCAGCCGCGACCCCTTGATCGGCGCCGCCCGCCGCGTCCAATCTGGCGACAAACCCGACTGGCTTCAAGGCACTGCCCTTGCCGTCGCCGTGCTGGGCCTGTTCACTTGGCTGAACATCCGCGACGCCCGCGTCATCGACCAGACCATCGCCGAACAGCAGCGCATTGATGCCGGTTATCTACCCACCGACCGCGCCCGCCTCAACGTCAACCTGAACGACTGCCCGCCCCGCACCGACGGCATGACCGACCAGATCGTCATGACCATCGCCACCCACGCCGACCACGGCCCCGTGGTCACCGGCTGCAGCCGCATCGGGCAGCGGATGTATCAGACGAAACCGCGGGAACAGGTGCGGGGATGAATGCCGCCTTTGCTTTGTTTTTAATGCTGACCCTTTGCATTGCGTCAGCCTTGGCAGGCATCGGCGTGGACAATCTGCGTTTTGAATCGCGCAGAAGTTTTGCGGCATTCCTTTTGTGGATGTCCGGCATCGTATTCGGTGCTATTGCCGCGTATTCCTTGCAGCTGATCGTGGACCGACTGCAATGACCGCCACCGTCACCCGCATCAACGGCCACGACGCCGCCCACGCCTTGCAACAGCTGCGCCAGGCCCGCGCACAGGTCGCCAGCGCACTGATGCTGGCCGGGCAATACCTTGAACTGGCCCACAAGGTCAGCGCAGTCAACGCCATGCCCTATGACATCCCCAGCGGCAAAGCCATCGCCGAAGCCCTCGACACCATAAACCGCGACCTGAACGGCAACCCGCCGCGTCAGGCATAAAACGGACGAACGCCGACATGGGAAACATCACCGCCTTGCCCGACGAAGCCGCCGCCCGCAAAGCCATCCCCGTGGCCACCGGCTTCGTTGACTACTTCCCCGACGCCATGGCCGCCGTCGCCGAACTCAGCCGCATCGGCAATGATCAGCACAACCCCGGCAAACCACTGCACTGGGATCGCAGCAAATCCGGCGACGAATCCGACGCGTTAATGCGCCACTTTTTGCAACGCGGAACCATCGACACCGACGGCGTCCGCCACAGCGCAAAGGTCGCCTGGCGGGCGATGGCCATGCTGCAAAAGGAAATTGAACAGGCGCGCATCGACGCCAATCATTGCGACACCGACTGACATGACCGAAATCACATTATTTTCCAGCACGTTTTTGTTAGTAATGCTGCTGGGGGTCCAATCCCTCAACGTCAACAACGGCCACCACTGGGCCGCGTTCTGCACCAGCTTCGGCATCGGCGCCAGCAACCTAGTGCTGTTCAAACTTGCCCCCGAAGCCAACACCACCGAAATGCTGGCCTACCTGCTCGGCGGCCCCTTCGGCATCCTTGCTGCAATGTGGCTGCACCCGCGCCTGGCGCTGTGGTTCAAACGGCGGGAATGTTCCCGAAAATTTTGCAAGGCCACACTGCGCGGCGGGAACATGAACTGCGGGGCGGATAGGCCATGACTGACCACACATGCAGCCACCACTGCGACCGGCCTCAATGTATCAAGGCACAACGGGATGAAATGCGGGAACGATTGGCTGTGATCGATGGTGGATGGATCAGCGTTACAGTCAATTTGCCTGACGATGACCTCTGCGTTCTGATCGCACTCGATGATGGTGAAGTCTGGACCGGATACATCGATGGCGACGGCTGGCGCTATGTGTCCGGCGACAGCATGGAATCCAAGGTCACGCACTGGATGCACGTCCCGGAACATCCTGCGGTTGGATTATGACCACCCTGACCCTACAATCCGCCGCCAAGATGCTGAACGTCCACCGGGAAACCGTGCGCGAACTCGCCGCTGCTGGTACTATCCCCGGCGCGAAGGTCGGGCGGGCGTGGGTCTTCATCGAACAGGATCTGCTGGCCTACATCCGCAGCCAATACAAAAACAGAGGGAACCGGGAATGCGCCTCTACAAACGCGGCACCATCTGGTGGGCGGATTTCGGACGCGGCCGTCGCCAAAGCACTGGCACGGACGACAAGGCCCAGGCCAAACGCTGGGCCGAACATCGTGCCGTTCAACTCTGGGAATCGGAAAAACTTGGCATCGCGCACCACACATGGCGCGAAGGCATGCTGGCCTACCTCGACGAATCCCAGCACCTGCGCAGCCTCAATGACACCAAAGACCGGCTGCGCTGGCTCGACGCCGAACTCGGTGAAACTCCACTCCGTGCCATCAACCAGCAGCGCATCGAACAGCTGATCGGCAACCTGCAAATTACCCGCGCACCCGCCACCGTCAACCGTTACATGGCCGCGCTGGGCGTTGTCCTGCGCGTCGCCGTCCGCAAAGGCTGGCTGGATGCCGTGCCCCACATCCGCAAACTGAAGGAACGCAACCAGCGCACCCGCTGGATCACGCCGGAACAGGCCGCCGCGTTATTGAAGGAACTGCCGCCGCACCTGAACACCATGGCCGCATTCGCCCTGATGACCGGCCTGCGCGCATCCAACATTCAAAACCTGCAATGGGGCCAGGTCAGCATCGAACGCCGCGTCGCGTGGGTCGCTGCTGATGATTTCAAATCCGGCAAGGCGCACAGCGTGCCGTTGAACGACGCCGCCATCACCGTCCTCAACAATCAGCGCGGCGCCCATGATCTGTGGGTTTTCCCCTACGATGGCAAACCAGTCAACAAAGTCAGCACCAGGGCATGGCACAACGCCTGCCAGCGCGCCGGCATCACCGACCTGCACTTCCATGACCTGCGCCACACCTGGGCCAGCTGGCACGTCCAGCGCGGCACGTCGTTGCAGGAACTGATGATCCTGGGCGGCTGGTCATCCATCGACATGGTGTTGCGGTACGCACACCTTGCACCGGGCCACGTTGCCAGCCGCGCTGACGCTCTGTGCGGCAATCAGGCCAAAACCGCGCACAGTGAAAATTCAGCGAAAATGAACAACGCCGACAGCGCAGAAAATAAGAGTGATAACAGTGGGTTAGTGGGGTGGCTGATGGGACTCGAACCCACGACAACCGGAATCACAAACCGCAGTCGTTTGAAGCGTGTATGTAGGATATTGATTTTAAAGGCAGAATTTCAGAATGAAATCGCCAAGGCAGCGTAGAACAGGCACAAATCACGCACAGACAGCCTGAAACCAGGCACAAATCACGCACAGTTAAAAATCAACGGGTGGCGCGTCGTGCAGCGCGGTCTATGGCTAGTCTGCCTATGCTTAACACCGTCGCTGCGTCAAGGCCAGGCAGGCTTCAGGCGATTACGACAGCACGTTCAATTCGTGCCGCCACCCACCCCCAGCTGCCCCCTGACCCACTCCTGCAACGCATCCAGCCGATCCCCGCAGCGATGGTGCCGTCCATAATTCGCGGTAACGGTCGCCAGCGCGTCAGCGGCGGTCGGTGATGCCGAACCCTCGGCCAGCGCCCGCGGGCGCTCGCAGGCCACCAGCAGGGCTTCGGGCGGGGTCGGGAACGGGGTTAAGGGCTGCACGGTCGTGCACCCGGCGCCAGTCAGGATCAAGGCACAGGCCAGCAGGGTTCGTTTCAGCATAGTCGGCGACCTCGCGTTCGATGTATTCGGTGTGGATCCGGGTGGCACCGGCAACCTTGATGTACCGGGTGACCACCCGTTCGGTGACCTTGGCCTGCCGCGCCTTGATCGACTGGGCGGCGGTGAACTGCTCGACCTTGTACGCGTCCAGCCTGGCCGCCCCCAGCCGATACCCCTGCCAGCCGGTAAACAGCGCCACAGCGGCCACCAGCGCCCCCACAGCCAGCAAAATCGACGGATTGAACAGCGGCAGGAATGACGGCAGAAACCGCCCGATCAGGGACAGCATCAGGACTCCGCCCCCGCCACATCCACCGGCACGCAGGACAAGGCATAACCCTGCCCGGATGGCAGGTTTGATTTTGCATTAGGCGCCAGCCGGTCCTGCTCGGTGATGCAGGTCAGCATGTTGTCAAAGGGCTGCACCGCCATCAGGTGCGCGCCGTCGTTCGTCACAAAAACCAGAATCAGCAGGGCTTTGATCATGTGCTCACCTTTTGGGTTGTTTATGCCGCCCTCAACATCGCCACATCACACCGGTGGCGCTCCACTTCGCCGAAATCCTTGTGATGCACCAGCAGGCGCATGTCGCGGCCGGCGCGGTAACCCTGCCCCGCGTGCCAGGCGTCGCGGCCCGCCAGCGTGCGGAACGCTTCGACCACGCAGCCGGGGAATTCCTCGCGGTGTTCGTGGTGAATGTGCCCCTGATACCAGTACCGGAACCGGGTTTCACCCCAGTCGCTGGGCTGGTCGCAGGCCATGATGCCCGGCAGCGCCTTCATTTTTGACGTGTCGCCATGGGTGGCGCCGATCAGCACTTTGCCGAACCGGTAATACCAGAACACGTTGGGCGACAGATCGACCTGCACCCGCGGGTTGTTGCTGAAATACGCATCCAGCGCCAGCGCCAGCGCAAAACTGGCGTGCGGGTCGTGGTTGCCCTTGACGATGCGCACCACCACCTGCCGGTGCTTCGCCAGCGCCCGTTTAATGGTGTAGACCATCGCCCGCAGCCCGATCTGCATCACCCGCGACCAGCGCGTGTCGACATCCAGCGCGTGGCCGGATTGCAGCGTCATGTTGCTGCTGTTGTCCGTATGAAAAAAGTCACCCAGTTCCAGAATGATGGCTGTGTGTGCCGGCGGCGCACTGTTCACCAGCCGGTCGATGGCTTCGCAGGTCATGCGCTCGGCGATGTCGGTGTCGAAATCATCACCGGTTTCCGCCGCCCACGAATACATGCCGAAATGCGGGTCGCCCATCGGGTACACCGCCAGCAGGTCGGCGTTCGACAACGCCGGTGCCGGGATGATCGGCGACTGCCCCTTCGCGCCTTCGGCTAGGTGTTCGATGAATTCACGGATCGCCGCTTCGGCCTGTTCGTGGTCCAGCTGTGATTTCACCCACTGGCCGGCCCGTTCGCCGTCCTTGTTGTAGTAGGTGGAAATGCCCTTCACGCGGAACGGTGACGGCACCACATGGTGCATGTCGTGTTCCGGGCTGTAACCGGCCAAAGCCGCTTTTTTCTTGCAGCTGGCAATGGCGCGGCCGACGTTGGTGTCAGCGCATTTTAATGCGCGACCGGCGGCCCGAAAACTGCCATGCTCGTTCACGGCATCGATGTATCGGGCCTGCATCGGTGTGGCCCACCGTTTAAGTCCGGGGTCAACCAGATCGACGGGTTTTGTCATGGCGTCAGCTTTTGATGTTGAAAAGGCCCAACGCCAGCCGCAGTTCGCCTTCATCAAAACCGGCGTATTCGACCAGCAGTTCGACATACTTGCGAACGAATCCACGCCCGTGCGTGCTGTAGCCGATAGCATGCGTCAGCTCATGCAGCAAAACGTCGATAGTGTTGTGTTTGAACCCGCCGCGCGCCTTGCCTGAAATACTCAATTCAATCAGGCTAAAACCGATGCACCACGACATGTCAATGTCTGCCCGCAACCGGATCAGCGGAACGCGCTGCCCCTTGCGCCCATGCTTTGCCCACACCTTGCTGGCAAATTCCTGCAGGTAGCGTTGCGACCGGTATTTGATGGCCCCTTTCGGCACCACCGACCGACGCATGAAGACCTGTTCAAACTGATACAACCGCCGCGTTTCGACCATTTCGCGGGCTGGTTTTTCAGGCTTCGGCATTGCGCACCTCTAGCCAAACATCTTCCCCCGCCTGCAACGCCGCCGCGATTTCCGGTTTCAGTTCGTCCAGCGCCGCCCGTGACCGCAGGATCGACCCATCCGCCCGCACCTGGCCCACCAGCGGGCAGCCCTCGGTGTCGGCCTCGGTGTTGCCGGCGTGGATCCGGACCCCGCTGAACCCCGGCACCTTGTTCACGGTGATGGTGTTCGGCCCGAACCGCGGGCTGTGTTCCATGGTGATGCGGTAGGTGCCCGCCGGGATCGCGGTTTCGCCCTTGATTTTGACATCACGGACAACGTCTTCCAGTGTTACGCAGCACCACTGGCCGTCGATGTACAGGTCGCCGTGCGTCCGGTGTTCGTCGGACGGCAGGCGTTGCAGTAACAGGTTCATTTGCGGGCCGGTTTCCAGTCATTGCGGCCATTGGCCCGAATCAGGAACCGGTACACATGCCGGGTCAGGAACAGCGCGAAGCAAACATTGATGCCCACGGTCGACGGCAGCACATCGTTCGGCACGCCCTCAACCAGCCATTCATACACCACCGAAAACTCGATCACCCACAAACCACCCAGGGCAAACCGCCCGACGATGCCGTCTTCATATTCGCAATGGAATGTCAGGAAAAACGCCAGTGCGCCCACCACCATCGCGCTGATCACATAAATCATTGACTACCCCCGATGCGGCTGGCGATGGTTTTGCCCCACTCGGTTTCGCTGATCGCGCGCAGAATCGCCTGCGCCACGGTCATGCCGAAATACCCCAGCAGGAAACCGATGCCGCCACTGTATTTGTCTGGTGACAACGCCAACAGGTCCAGCGCCGGATCGGTCAGGAACAGCGACGCGCAAAACCCGAAAATGAATTCAATCGCCCGCAACGCCCGTGACCGCTGCGGTCCGGTCAACGCCGCCAGAAACGCGCCCAGCAGCCCCGGCACAAACGGTTTGAGTTTTGCCGCAATGGCTGCCAGCGTTTCAACCATTTTTCAATCCTTTTAAAATCAACATCACGCGGTAATTGTTCAGCGCCACCCAGCCATACAAGACGATCAGCACCAGCAACAGCACCAGCCCCACCGGGCTGCTGAATGAACCCCGCGCCCAGGCAAAAACAAGGAAAACGGCAACAGCCAGTTTTGCCGACCACAACCAGGTGAACTCCCCCGGCACCCCGATGCGGTCGAGTGCGTCGCGGTAATACATCAGCACGACATTCACTTCGCGCCCGCCGCGTTCGATGATGGTGCGGGTGGTGTAGTAATCGACGCCCTGCAATGCGACCAGCAGCAGGATCAGCAAATCCGCCATGGTCAGCAGTGCTTGCCTTTGGGATCAAACTGGTTCAGCAAATGCGTGCACAGCCAGCACGCCGCGACCTCGCGCCAAGACCCGAACGGCTCGGTGTTGCGGATGCGTTTTAACGTGCCGGTCAGCAGCCAGTCCCGCGGCCGGCGCATGAAAATCGCGCAGGCCAGCAGGTTCAGCAGCGCGTCGGCGACATAACCGATGGGCAGCACAATCAGGTACGCGTTGAACTTGGCAAACGGGTGCAGGTCATGCCGCACGCGGGCGATGTTCATGATCGCCAGATAAAGCACCCAGCACACGACAAACAGCGCATAACAGGCGGCGGCCAGTTTGAGAGTGATCACAGTTTGGCCCTTTCGGCTTTGATGGCGTCGTCCACGGTTTTAATCACCGCAATCATGTACGTCACCGGGATGTTCGGCAGCGGGGCCGGTGTGCGGTTGGTCAGCGTGGCGATTTCCGCGTCCAGCGCGTTGATCTTGGCGTGCAGCTGGCGCAGGACCGTGTCAATGAACAGCGGGAATTCACGCCCGTGACCGCGATGGGTCATCGGGTTCGACTGCTCGATGGAAATGATCACTGCCTGCGGCGTGGGCGTCGGCCGCGGTATCGCTGTGAACGACACGCCATCAAATAGCGTGCCATCACGAATCTGCGGAAGTTGCAGGAATGCCGATTTTTGCTCCGCAGTCAGCGCCACCACGGTCAACGCTTCGCCATCAATTTCGCGCGGCATCGTTTGTGTATTCAAACCACTGCCGACCATGCGCACTTTGCCGTTGATGTCATAGGCAATAATCATCATCCGATCCTTATGGCTGACAGCGTGCAGTCTTTACCAGTGCCGGATTGGTTATATGTCATCAGACCGCCGGTACTGGATACGTCTTTAACTGAAATACGAATGTTTCCGGCCGGTGACGCCAAGTAACCAGACAGCGAACAGGTGGCCAGCAGATTAGCCCCCGGCGAAACCACAACAGCACTTGCAATAACGGTTGTTCCGTCCCACAGCTTGACTTCAAACGTGCCGGAAGTTGTGCTGTCGTAAAAAGTCACCGTGCCCGATGCGAACCAGGTGCCTGCTGTGCCCTGCGCAATCGTCGGACCAGTAAAAAATGCACCAGTGTCGTTCAGCGTGACGTTTGATCCCAGCGAATTTGTGATCTGACTGAACGGGGGGAAACCACACTGCCCGCTGCGCTCGTCGGTGATCATGCTGTTCAGCACCGCCGTGCTGGCATCCGTGAACCGGATCTGGCAGCAGGGCAATTTTCCTGCGGGGATGTCCGGCGCGACCGCTGACGGACTCCCGGACGCCGCCGTGCCGGCCACACGGCTGGCCACGCCCGTGGTGGCATCGATCACCACCCTGTCGATGCGCTCTTGCCCGGCGCTGGGCACGGTGAAGCCAGTCACCGTTTGCGCTGAAACCTCGGTTAATGCGCCGTTTGTAAAAATGAAACCGGCATCCACCCGCATCGACAGCTCGGGTGCCGGGCTGCCGACATCCTGTTCATGCGGCGCGAAGGCACCGGCCACGCGGTCGTGCACGGCGGTGATGCCGTCAATCGCGGCCTTATAGGCGGCGGCCTGTTGCGTGGTGTAGTTCGGCTGCAGTTTTGTTGCGACGGTCATGTCATGCCCCTGTTGCGGTATAGCTGGCGGTGCCTGCACCTGCGGCGCCGCCGGTTTTGAAATAGCCGGTGAACCCGGTGCCGGTCAGTGCTGAATAACTGGCGCTGACATCCCCCGAACCCTGCGGGGTGACTTGCAGCACCGGGGTGTTGTGGAACTCGCTGGCAAAACTCACCGCCACGGATCCGCCGGCCGGCGTGGTAAACGTGCCGGATTCCTCGCGGCTGGCCGCATCAATCTGCAGGTTGAATCCGCTGATCACCGGCTTGCCGATGGTGGTGTCGACGTGAATGCGGCCTTTCACATAGCGGAAATTGGCATTGCCGATGGTCCACTGTTCAAAGCCATCAAACGATCCGGCAGCCAGCCGGGTGTCGATTTCCAGCGCGGGGTTGGCCACGCCGGTGGTTTCACCTGGCCCCAGCACGCTGATGATGTCGGCATAAATGCGCGCCGACGCATCGATGCCCTTGTCGACCACGCCCGCTTCAAAATAGCAGTCGGCGTAAGCGTTCGGCACAAACTGGTCGAACACCTCCCAGTCCAGCGCACTGGCCAGGCTTTGCGATTCCGGCGTCAGCACCCCGGTCCAGTGCTTGACCATGTTGGTGAATGCACCCTGCCAGTCCGGTGCGGATTGCTGCGCATCAATGGCGGTGTAGCCGTCGGCGGTGACGGTCAGCGTCACCCGCGCGGCGGTGGTGCTGTAATTGCCGGACGTGTCGCGGTTTTTGGCCAGCAGTTCCCAGGTGCCCGGCGGGATGGCGGCGCTGGTCGCCGTCTGCCCGCGCAGGATGTTGGTGACCGGGCTGGCGTCATCCCAGTTGGTTTCGCCTTCGTCATGCAGCCGGATTTCGATGGCATCCAGATCGGCGTCGTCGCTGGTGTTCGCGCCGAACACCACCACCGCACCCGACTGTGTCGCCGAAAACCCGGTGACATCGCTGGGCACTTCGGTTTTGCCGATGACCGTGTGGCCGTAGACATAGGCCCAGTCCCCGGCATTGCCCAGCGTGGTGACCAGCCGCACCCGGCAGTCATAGCTGACGGCATCATTGACCGGCAGCAGGAACCCGCTGGTGGCCGGCGCCAGCACCGGCGGCGCATCACGCCATTCCTGCGGGCTGCCGCTGGCCTGCGCGAATTGCAGTTCGTAGCGTTTGGCGAAGGCGTTGCCCGGTGCCGTCCAGGTCAGTTGAATGCGCGGCACCACGGTGCCATCGCCCTGCAACAGCAGCTGCGCGGTGCCAGATGCTGCGGTCAGCCCGGTGATGGTCAGGTCGGTAAACGGGCTGGGCAGGTCGGTGTCCGGCGCGGCGTCGTAGGTCGTGGCGTCACCACCGGCCCAGTCGTACACGGCGCTGGCTTCCTCTTGCAGTTCCAGATCGATGCCGCCCGCTTCGCTGAACTTCCAGCCGGTGACAATAAACACCTTATTCACCCAGCCCAGCCGTTCGATGGACAGGCGCACCGTGTCCCATACCGCCACCTTGAACGCCGTATATTTGCACGGCATCAACACCGTGATGCCCTGGCGTGATTTTTCCAGGTGGATTTTGGCGATGCGCTGGGCGCGGATGCTGTTGGTGGTGAACGGCAGTTCGATGTCGCGCAGGATCTGCTGGCCACCGTCCTGCGTTTCATAGGTCGAATTCGTCACCGCCGGGAAATCGGTGGGCTGCCAGAACTTGCTGGGGTCGGCGTAGGTGCCGCGCACCCCGTTGTACAGTTCACGGCGCGGCCGGCGCGGCTGCACCTGAATGCCACCCCGCAGGTCGGATTCATCCAGATCCACGGTCGGTGTGCGATACGCCCCGGCAAACACCCGATACTGCCCCTGCGAATACACGCAGGCACCGGCGGCGGCGGACATCAGCTGGCGCATGATGTCCAGCGGTTTGTCGGCCAGATTGATGGTGCCATTGCAGGTGTACCGTGCCTGATCGGCGGAGGGCGAACCGGCCACCGTGGCGACCATTTCGTCGCAGATATTGGCGGCGGCGATCAGCGCCTGGTCATCGACTTCGCCTTCGGCGGGCGCCACCAGCGAAGCCGAACCGTTGATCGTCCAGGTTTCACCGGTACGCGATGACACGATGCTGGCGTCACCGTTTTCACCGTCTTCGGCGTCAAAGGCGGCGACAACGGTGCCGTCGATCCCGTTGCGGATTTCGGCGGAGTAGATTTTGCCTGTCAGCGGGCTATTGGTTCCACCAATGCCAGCGCCAAGTTCAACCGCATCAGCGGTGTCATTTAGTGGCCCGGTCACACTGTCTATTGACGATCCAAGCAAGTTCCATGCGGCCCCGTCGTCCGACCAGTAAAAACTGGTCAGACCACTGCTGGCCACTCTGGTGACCCTGACCCACTTGGTTAAACTCGCAGCCCATGCCGGAAGGCTCGCTGTCGGCCACGGTGATGACGACGTATAAAACTGAATAACGCCGCTTGCTATAAACAGTTGAAAGCAATCAGCGGAATTTCTCTTGACAATAATATTTCCGGTTCCGGCCCAGTCCGCAGCCGCAGCCTTCACCCGTATATCAATATCCCCCGCCACCGACACCGCCGACGAATCAGGCGTGCTGGCATAACTCCCCGACGTGCCCGGCAGGCTCAAATAATGCGGCGCGTGCGCGTCTTCGCACTGCAGGCCGTAATCTGCAGTCAGGTAGTCCCGAACACAAAGCGCCCAGTTGTCCGACCACGCGGTCGTGCCGTCGCGCGGGTCATACAGTTTTTTGCCCTTGACCACGGCCTTTACGTTCGGAATGCCGTTCGGGAAAATGTCGGCGCTGTAGGTCAGCCGGATATACAGGTAACAGATCCCGCGCAGCCGGTGGGCGGTGGTCCAGGTGCCGCCGCTGTCGATGATCAGCTGCGAATCCGCGAACTGATCAGCCGCCCCCAGGTGTTTGTTGATAAACGCATAATTCGCGAACCGGCCCGTGGTGACCAGCCCGCCATCAACGCCACTCAGGGTGCCGACCAGCTCGTCGTTGAAATAAATATCGCCTATTTCCTCGCACTCATGCCCCGCCAGCGCGATGACCATGCTGAGATATTGGTTTGCATCGCCCGTGCTTTGCGCGTAGACCAGCGGACCGGACACCATGACCTGCCCATAAATGATGCGGCGGGTGTCCACCGCAGAACGGATGACCTGCAGGCGGTCGCGGGCTTCGGCCTGATAGCTGGGCTGCGACTGTTGCTTGCCGGGTTTCGACAACAGCCCCGAAATGGCGGTGACAATAAACGCCTTTGCAAAGGCCGTCGCAAACGCGGTCCAGGTAAATGCTGCAGTCGACAGCGCCGTGGTCGCCGCTGCGCTGATCGCCGCGGCGACAATAGCCTGCGGCTGCGCCATGCTCTCGGGCGCGATAAACGCCAGGAACAACGCCAGGCTGAGTTTTAAACGTGCCATGCCGCCTCGCAATCCTTGACCGGCACAAACACCAGCCCCGCCGGCCCGACAAACGCGCCGCGGTCATCGATGCACACGCCGATGGTGTCGCCCCGTTTGGGCTGGCACCACAACAGCAGGTCACCGCGCCGTGCTGTGGGTGGCGGCACTTCAGTGCCCAGCACCCCACCAACAGTGGCGCGCAGCGTTCCCTTGCCCTGTTTGCGCAAGGCCCGCGCCGCCCCTTGCGCCGTGTGATAGTTGCCACGGTAGGCGCTGGCGTAATCGATGCCGGTCAGATCGCGCACGATGTTGAACGCAAACAGCGCGCAGTCATGCGTGCCCCACTCAAACGGGCGATCACGGGCGGCGTCGATGGCGGCATTCAGCCGGATCGGCCAGTCTTCATGCCGGGTCATCCGCGCCCCCAGATCAGCTGTTTTTCGACCATCTGTTCAACAAACTGCAGGCCCAGATCGCCGGGGTATTCGGCCTGCTGGTCGGCGTCGTTGTAACGGCGCACCCGGGCACGTTCCCAGTCCACCAGCCGCGATTCCAGGTTCAGGGTGATTTCTCCGGTTTTGCCCATGGCGATGGGCATGGTGTCCATGCGCCCCTTGAACACGATCACGGGGTCAACAATGATGCGGTGTTCGCTGTCTAGCGGGGCCGCCCAGATCGTGGCGGCGCGGCCCTGATAATCTTCATCCAGCGCGATGGCCAGCTGCGCGGTCGGGATGCCGGACAGTTTTAGTGCCAGCCCGAAGGCTTGCAGGTCGGCACCCTCTTGCACCGGCTCAATGCTGCCCAGTACCCCCACGCCGGTCCAGGTGTAGCCGTTCCAGTCGATGTCGAACGCATTGTTGGTGACGCGGCTGGTACCGCTGTCGAATTCCATCTGCAGAAACAGGACCAGCGGGACGTTCTCGCCCGCGAAGGCCGTGTCGACGGCGCTGGTCGTGGTGCGGCTCACGCGAACACCTCGGTGAACGACAGCGTAAAATCGGTGTGCCCGTAGTTCGGAGTGCCGTTCGGCTTGATCGACCAGCGCACATGCGGGTCATCCAGAATGGCCGTGGGCAGCACCGGGTCGGTGCTGATCAGCAGGGTGTTGTCGGCGGGTGCGCTGCGGATGGGCGGCTGCACGGACAGCGTGGCATTGCCGCTGCCGTCGGCGGTCACGTCATCGGTGACCATCACCAGCTGCCCGGCACTGCCAATGTTGAACCAGTCGCCGGCCTTGATGGTGGCGCCCGCGGTGAAACCATCACACACCAGCGTGGTGCCGGTCTGTGACAGCGTCGGGCTGCCGGATTCATTGTTGACCCGCGGCGTGCCCGCCCAGGTGCCGCGCGGTGCGCGACGCCCGAACAGCGGAATTTGCGCCCGGTTGGCCTGCCCGCGCAGCTTGGCGATGAATGCTTCCATCTGGGCCGCGTCGGCGCGTTCCAGCGGGGGCAGGCGCATGGAACAGGTAATCCGCGCGCCGGGCAGCTCGACCGTCTGCACGCTGCCGTTCAGTTCGGATGCGAACACTTGGGTGTTTGCCTTGATGCCCCATTCCACGCTGGCGGGGACGATGCCCGAAGGCCACACGATGGTGGTCATGCGCGCCCCGTAGCGCGGGCAAACTCACCGCCGCGATTCAAACTGGCCATGATGTCGTTTTTTGCACGCTCGGCGGACATCGCCATCGCCTGCATGATGCTGGCCTGGTCGCTGCGGCTGTCGATGTTGATGTTCTGCACCACCGTGACTCCGCCGCCGCCCATGGCGTGGTTCGGCACGATGCTGCCGCTGACGCTGGGCACGAACATTTCCGGGCCTTGTTCGCCGACGATGTACGACGAACCCGCCGTCACCGGCCCGCCTTCAGCACGGAATATGCCTTCCAGAAAACTGCCGGCGGCAGATGCCAGTGGTTCCGTCACGGCTTTGCGCAACATCATTTTGGCGATGTCTTGCGCCAGGCTGCGCAACACGTCGCTGAATTTCTTGCCGGCGATGACGGCGTCTTCAAACGCGCTGGTAAACGACAGCCCCAGGTCACGCGCCCATTCGCTGTTTTTCTTGGCGGATTCCCCGATTTTTTTGCCGGATTCATCGAAGCCATTGACCATGCGGGTGCGTTCTTCGCTGATCTGCTCCATGGCATCGATTGCAGCGAATTTTCGTTTTTCCCATTCCTTGATTTCAGCCAGGGTCATGTTGGTGAATTCCTGCCCCCACTTGAATTCAAGGCGTGCCCGTTCTTCCAATGCATCACTGGCCTGATTGTTGGCGTCAGCAGCTTCCGCCATTTCCTTGGCGCGTTCCTTGGCCATGCGGCTGCTTTGGCTGGCCATCCATTCTTGCGACTGGCGGCCTGCCAAGTTGTCATCGCGGACAGACCTGCCGCCTTTACCGACCCTGCCGCTGGCGCCGGAACGGGACAGCGCGGCGCGCAGCTTGGCCTGGTCAACCGTGGGCGCGGGCGCAGGGGCGGCACCGCCGGCAGGCTTGATGGTCATCGATGCGAACGATTTCGCCGCTTCGTCAACCACTTTTTCATCACCGAACAGCGCCGCAATGCCACCCAGAACCGCCGCGCTGGCGCGGCCCATTTCATACAGCACCCCGGTGAAAAACTGCCCCTTGGCGGCGGCATTCACCAGCTGGTTCGACATTTCGGCCAGCACCGACACCGTGCCCGACAGGCTGTTGCGCACCAGCGCCGACAGTCCGGCGCCCAGCGTGGTCATGGCGTCGTTGAATTTTTCGGAATCGCGGGCCATGTCTTCGGACAGGGTCAGGCCCAGGCGGCGGGCTTTTTCGGTAGCGTCGTCCAGGCCGGCCAGCATCGGGATCATCGCGTCGCCGGCCCTGCCAAACGCCGCGCGCATGGCGGCGGCCTTGGTTTCGCCGTCCGGCAGACTGTTGATGGCCACGGCCATTTGCTCGAACGCGACCTGCGGGCCTTCGGTGACGCTGACGCCCAGGGCTTCAAACATCTGCTGGGCTTTGCCGCCGTCCTTGTCGGCATCTACCAGCGCCTTGTTGAACTGCGCCAGCCCGGCCGATACCTGCCCGATGGACACATCCGCCAGATCGCTGGCGAAGGCGATTTCCGACAGCCGCCCCACCGCCATGCCGGTGCGCTGGGACATTTTTTGCATCTTGTCGCCGAACATGACGGCTTCTTTTGCCGCACGGCTCAGGGCGACGACCACATCGCCCATGACATTACCGATCAGCGCACCGGCAGCCGCGGCCTTGGTGGCCATGGTCTGCATGTCGCGCTCGATCTGGTGCGCGGCCTTGCCGATGTCGCCGGTGGCTTCACCGGTGTCGGCGGTCAGCTTGATCAGCAGATTGCCCAATGCACCCGACATGGCGTTCCCTTTGCTTATTTCCGGCGGCTGAAAAACGCCGCGATTTTGTCGTGAAGGTCCGGCGCTTCCTGCACTTCGACTTCATCCGGCGCGTCAAACCGCGGCACAAAATCCTGTGCGGTAAACGGTTCCGGTTTGCGCCTCACGTCCCGGTTGACGTTGGCGATGACCGACGCGACGATGCCGCTGCGCAGGTCGTCACGCACTTCGCCCCACGGGTCGATGCGATACAGCGCCAGCCACTCGCCCAGGTGATGCGGGCGCATTTCCGCCAGCATCCGGTCGGGGTTTGCGTACCCCAAATTTAAGGCCAGCCGCAGGATCAGCTGGCGGCGGGGCTGGCCTCGGAGTTTTTTGCAGCTTCGTCCGGCAGCAGTCCGTTGACACGGAACACCGCCGTCAGCAGCGGCATGAGCTTGGCGCGGGCGGTCTGTTTCAGCGCCGGGATCTGGGCGTCGGTGAAGACCGGTTCCCCTTTTGCGGTGAAGGTGCAGCGCACCAGCCACTTGTAGTCGGCGTCGGCACCGTCGCGGAACCCTTCGACATCGGCGGCGCTGGGTAACTCGCGCACGACGATGTCGAACCCGTTGAACTGCAGTTTTTCTTCCCGCGGCGCCAGGGCCGCGAGAATGCCGTCACTGATGGACTTGGTCATGGATTACGCCCAGACCGCCCGGCCGGTGATCGCCAGCGTGACCGGCGTGGTGATCTTGTCGTTGAACGGTGCGTTGACCGGGAAGTTGACGACGTACGCGAAAAACGTGATCGTCACCGGCGTGCTGCTGGGAATGGTGATTTTCCATTCCAGCTTGTCGCCATCATAACGGGCATCGCGCAGGGCCTGGTGCACAGCGTTGTTCGGGTTCAGTTTCAGCGTGAACGTGGCGTTGCCTTCGTCAACCAGCCCGGCGATTTTCTCGGCGGCGGTCGAGTCCAAGTCACTGGAATCGATGATTGACAGCGCGCCGTCAAGGCCGTTGATGTCGATGATATTGCCGACCAGCGTGAACGACGTGGGGCTGCCCGCCGGGGAATAATGCAGGGTGGTGCCTTGGGTTTTGATGGCGTCAGACATGGTTGTCTTGCTCCTTTACGTTGTGCTGCGGTACCAGATTGAAAAATCCCTGTAATGCCCGAACCGTTTGGTGTCGGGTTCATAGACGTCTTGCCCGGATGGTTCGGGCATCGCGGCGAATGTCGCCGCCTCGGTTTGAAAACGGATGCGCACCAGTTCGGCCAGCGCCTTGGCTTGCGTGTAACTCCCCGCCCAGACGTTGATCTGGAACCGGTAGCGGATCAGGTTGCTGTCATCGCCATCCAGCCCGCTGGCCGGGTCATCGCTGACTTGCTGATAAGTGATAGCCGGCAGCGTGCTGGCGTGTAACAGCATCGGGTGAATGCGGTCTTGAACCAGTGCGGCGATGTTGCTGTCGCTTTGCAGATGGGCTTTCAGGTCGGCTTCGATGGTCATGCCGCCACCCGGATGTTCTGCACGTTTTTGACGATCACATCAAGCCCACGGCGCAGGCTGTTGAACACCGCGGTGACTGCCGCCGCTTTCTTGCCGTCAAACGCCGGACGCAGGAACGGCTGCGCGGCCATCTTGCTGGTGCCGAACTCGACCAGCCACCAATAATTAGGGTTTCCTTTGCGGCTGCTCGACTTCGGATTGCGTCGGCTGTCCGGGCCTTCGGCGAAGATATAGCCACGGCTGCGGACGCGCACATAAACCGTGCCCCATTCTTCGCGGCTGGCGTGTTCGACGATGTTGCCTTTCAGTTCGCCCGGATACCGGCGCGGGTCCGGTTCGCGCAACACCGGCGCCAGGCGTCTGGCTTCGTCGCGGATCACCCGCGCGCCGTCGTGCAGGCCGCGCATCATCCATTTCGTGGCGGGCACGTTGGCCACGCCGATTTCACGCTGCAGGGCAACCATGCGGGCGTTCAGTTCTTTCAGCCCTTTAACCTGAAAATTGACGACGTCGCCCATGGTCAGCCCTCGTTCGCGCCCTGCTCGACCAGCAGCAGCACTTCGCGGTTGCGTTCGTTCCAGTTCAGCACGGCTTTGATGTCGAAATAGCGGCCATCAAAACTGATGCGCTGGGCGGCTTCAATGCCGTCGCGGTGGCGCAGCCGCACTTTGTGGCTGACCACGCTTAAGTGTTCCTGCGCCAGATACGGTTCCTTGCCGGTCACCGGGTCGACGCTGGCCCAAACTGTCAGCCAGTTGGTCCAGGTCACCGCCGGTTCACCGGCCGCGTTCTGCTGCGGGCTGCCGGCGACCTTGCGCTGGATAATGATGCGGTGCCTCAGTGTTCCTGCGCGCATCGGCCTGCCCTCAAAAATGCCATCAGTTCACCGTGATTCTGCGGTTTCCAGCCGGCGGCCATACGTTGGCAGCCGTCACATTCACAGGCTTTTGCGCAATCCGGATCGCGTTGTGCGTCAACCCAGCATTTGCAGTGTTTACAGCGCACAAAATCCGCGCTGTCACCACCCGAGGATGTAGTCACCGGACATCACCGACAGCAGGTTCGCGCCCAGGCTTTTCAGGTAATCCACCGCTTCCGTTTCCTGCAATCCGAACTTTTGCGCGCGGCCCGGTTTCTGCTCGACGCACACGATGGGCCTGCAGCGTTTCAGCATGGCTTCGCCACCGCGCAGGGCGAACAGCTCAAACCCTTCGCAGTCCAGTTTCACAAAATCCACATCGGGCAGGTCGTAGTCATCCAGCCGCACCAGCGGGATTTCGCCTTCACCATTGACCCATGAATCGCCGCTGCTGGTGTCGCTGGTGTGGATCGACACCGTGCCGGCCTTGTCACCCAGCGCCACCGGATACAGCAGCACACCGTCGCGCATGTTGACATTGCGCGTGAAGCATTCGCGGTGCACGGCCACCGGCTCAAAGGCGTGCAGGAACTGGAACCGCTTTTCCAAGTGCATTGACCACAGCCCGCAATGGCCACCCACATCGATGGCGGTGCGGAAGTTGCGGACGAACGACAGCGCCTTCGTCAGTTTGTGGTGCTGATAGGTTGGCTTGCCGTCGACGATTTCATTTTTCTGCTGCATCCAGTCGATCAGGTGCGTTTCATGTTCAGGCAGCCACAGCCCGCGCCACTGTTTGATGTCCAATTAAATCCCCCAATGCCAAGGCCACCGCCTCTGGTTTGATCGCCGCCATCGCGGCCTTGCAATGCTCACAGGCCACCCGCATGCCACAGCCCAGCGGGTGCTCCGCACTCTCTACATAAAACGCCCGCTGCCCGGCGTATCCGGTCACAGCGGGGCTGATGTATCCGCCATAAATCACCACCGCCGGAATACCAAACACCGCCGCGGTGTGGTGCATGCCGCCTTCCGGCAATACTGCTGCGCGTGCGTTGGCCATCACCGCAGCCGCGTGGCGGATGTTGCGGGTGACTATGAATTCAGCGCCTTCCAGCACCGGGGTGTTGTTCGGCCCCAGCTGCGTCACCGTGATGCCGCGCTGGCGCAACAGCCAGGCCAGTTTGTTCCAGTTGACCCAGCCCCATTGTTTGTTCGGGCTGGCGCCGGGCTTGATGTGCGGTTCAAGAATGACGCGGCCGGCATATTGTTTGCCGAACGCCTGTTCGTGGTCGCTCAGATAAATTTCACCCAGCGGCGGGGTGTAAGCCCGCCACGTCCAGCGGTCGCCGGCCTTGCTGACGGTGTAGGCCCGCAGGTGGTCGACCCGCGCATGCACCACCTGAAAATCGCCCTGTTCCCCCGGCTGCGCCAGCCGCGGATTGTTGTAATACGCATCCGACCAGCGTTCACCATTTTCCAGCACCAGCCGGACACGGCGGGGGTCGGTTTTCTGGGCCTCCCGCGCCATGCCGGTGGCCATGATGTCGTCACCCCAGCCCATCAGCGAACCCAGTGCTGCACCAGCTCCCCGCGCGGGCCGTCACAAACCTGCTCTAGCCGCATCCCGGCGGCAGGCAATATCTGTCGGCTGTCGCAGGACACGCTGCGGTTTTGCTTGTACGGGATAACACCTGTCGACCCTATTGGCAGCCGCAACACTAGGCGCTGCCGGGCAAGGCTGGCCATGTTTGCCAGCGCAGTTCCGGGGTCCGGCAGTTTGTGCACTATGGCCAGCGCCAAAACGATGTCTGCCTGACCCTTCCAGAAAACTTTAAAATCCTCGGGCACTTCAGGATTTACGAATCCTGCCAAGTCATAACCGACAAAACCACAGCGCGATGCAATCCCGGCAAGTTGCGCCTGTTCGTTAGCGGTTTTCACAAACCGGTCTTGTAGTTCAAAACCCAGCACATGGGCGCGGTGTTTCGCAAACTCGATGCCGATCAGCCCTTCGGCACAGCCGAAATCGATCACCGTTTTTCCAGCACACTCCGCCAGCGCGGGTTCCAGCCCCATCATCTGTTCGGCCAGTGTGCGTTCGCCACGCTGCACGCCGGGAATGGCCAGCCAGCCTTTTAGCGGTTCATTGCCTGACATGCCATTCCCTGTTCAATTTCGGGCAGCGTCCACTGCTGGTCAGCCAGTACATTCGCCCAGGCTTCGCGGAACGGCGGCTGGATCCCGTGCGCCGCCGATTGCGGGCTGGTCCATACCGGCACACCAAACAGCAGGGCTTCGACCGCCGCGGAACTGGCCCAGGTGACCAGCAGTGCGGCGTTCATCAAATCGTTGTGCAGCGTGGCCGCCATGCGGGCCTTGTCGGCATGCCAGGGGCGCACGATGATGCGTCGCACCGGCTGAGTGCCCAGATACTGCTGGACCTGCCGCTGCCAATCGTCGGGGCTGACTCCGGCGACGGTTTCCATGAACAGGTCGGACTGCAAACACACCACCACGTTTTGCCCGACGCCTTCGCGCCACGGCCTGACGCGCACGCCAAGGGCTTCACGCCGGTGGCCATCGGAACAGCCTTGGCCATCGTGCTGCAGCCGGTTTTTGGTGATGCGGTAATACGCGCCGCGCCCGGCGTCAAAATAGCCGTTGTCAATGTAGTACCAGTCCCGCCCTTCGGCCTTGGCTTGTTGCCACAGGTGGGCGGTTTCCGGCGTCACGCCATAAAACACCGCCGCGCCGGGCAGCAGCTGCGCCGGGATGTAGCTGGCGACACAGGCTTCATGCCCCTGCCGCTTGGCACCCTCGGCGAAGGCTTCGCACAGCCTGGCGGCTTTAACCTTGCCGGGTGTGCTGTAACAGGTGAACAAAGGGCACCCCCGCGGCAATTTCGTCAACCGTCCACTGCGACCAGGCCAGCCGTACGAACGCGGCCTGCCGGTCATCGTGTTCGGGCAGTCGTTCAACCGCGGCCAGTTGCGTGGCGGCGGCGCTTTTGCAGATCCAGTGCGGCCCGGTGCAGATCACCGGAATCCCCGCAGCCAGGGCATGAACCCCGGCGCTGGATGCCCAGATCACCACCGCCCAGGCGTTGGCCAGATCGTCGGCCAGCGGCGTTTGCGGTGCCTGCGCCTGCCAGTTACCTGGGTGCGGTCGCACGCGGATCGGGCGCCGGGTGTACTGGCGCAACGCGGTCAGCGTGTCATTCACCCAGTGCACGGGCATTTCAAACCCGCGCATGCCAAACGGGCGGTTTGGGCACAGCAGCACATGGCTGCCGTCCTGCCGCCACGGTTTCAGCTCGAGATTCAAACCAGCCCAGCGTTGCCCATCACCCACCGGCCAGCGCCCGCTGCCGTTGTGGCCATGCTCGGCGATAGCGTAATGCTGACGGCCCTGCGGGTCGCGCCCGATATAGCCATTTTCGGCAACCAGCACCCGCCCGCCTTCGGCTTCAAACCGGTCGGCCAGCTGTTCGTTGCTGCCGTAACGGTTCCAGATCACCAGCACATCACCCGGCTGGGCCTTGTTGACGCTGTGTGCGCCATGCGGGATGACGGTATAACCCGCCGTCTTCAGCCCGGCAATGAAGGCTTCATGCCGGTAATGCGGCAGCGGCCGGATCAGGCAGTAGGCTTTCAAGCGGCTCCCGTTTGAAACAGGTCAGTGCGGTGTCGGGCGAACAGTTGATGACTTCGATGCCGCGTTGCTCTAGCTGCGGCGCCACTTCATCAAACAGCCGTGCCCACTCGGCGACCGGCTGTTCGCTGCGGTTCGGGTGTTCGCCAAACCAGTGTTTTTGCCCGTTTTTGCCTCGTTTGCAGTCAAAACCCAGCAATAAAATGCGCGAAACGCCAAGGTGCACAGCCATGTGCAGCGCCTGGTATCCGCTGCCCCGACCAGTCATCACGCCGTCCCGCGCTTCGACCAGGCCTTTTTCGCCGTAGCTTTTCAGCACGCGGACGCGCGGGTCGCCGCCGTCGTGTTCCGGCGATTCCAGCCGCACAATGCGGTCTTCCCAGCCCTTCAAGGCATCGCGGTGCCACGACCACCAGATCGGGTCGCAGAAGTACAGCAGATCAGCCCACGGGGCCAGTTTGTAGTTGTCATTGACCACAATCGTGCGCAGCCCGGCGATGCGCGTGCGGATCACTTGAGACGCGCCCACGCTGGGGCCGCTGCCGATGATCACGCACGTCTGACCGGCCCATGCCGGTTCGATCCACCAGAAACGGTTCACAGTTGCAGGTTGCGATAATTCCAGATCAGTGAGTCAACCGCCATCGGCAGCGGTTTCAGGTTCACAGCGCCGACGGCTTCGCGGTTTTCATACCAGTGCCCCACCAGCAGCTTGATCGCGGCTTTCAGGGCTTGCGGCACGTTGGCGGCATAGTCCGTGGGGCTGCCGCTGCCGACGGCATAGCCGGCGACATACGTGACCGTCACCGCGTTTATTTGTTCCCGCGCAATCGGCCAGCTGCCGTTGTATGCCGGGGTGATGCGGCCGGGTTCGTCGCTGCTGTCGACCAGGTATTCCGATGCACTCAGGGTGGTGCTGTCGCCGTTCTGGTCGACGTAGACAATCGACGACACTGACTGCAGCGGCGGGTTCGGCACGATGATGGCCGTGCCGCCGCAGGATGCCTTCGGGAATCCATCAAGGCGCAGCACTTGCGTTTGCGTGACCAAGGCGCGGCGCGTTTCGATTTCGATTTTTTGCCGGGCCGCAGTGATCAGCGCGCTGATCAGGCTGTCATCGGCAGTGATGTCATCGTCGACGCGCAGGTGCAGTTTTGCTTCGGACAGGCTGACCGGTTCGACGGTCGGCTCGACGCTGACGGTCACCGAACGGTTCACGACAGCACCCGGCCAAACGCGCCGCCACGCTGGCGACGGTTGCGCACAGCAGCAACGGCAGGCTGCACCACGGCGGCGGTTTCAAGGCCTTGCGCAACCGGCTGGCCAGTCACTGCCACCAACGGTTCGGCCTGTTTGCGTTCAATCAGTCGGCGCGCCAGGGCGTCCGGCAGATCCTGCACGGATCCATGCTGATAGGCGAAATTGACGCCGGCCATTGATGTCAACATGCGCACTTTCATGGTGTCTTCCCTTTTTCCTGGCATCGCCCGCGACGCCCGAAAAAAGGGCCGCCCGAAGGCGGCCCATTCTTGAAAGCCGGCGAATTAGGCCGACTGATGCACCAGGTGCTTGATGGGGCGGGTGCCGGCATCCAGCAGGTCGGTGTCGGCGCGCATCCACGCCTGGAACGCGATCTGGTAGTAGTCGGCGTAACGCTCGACCAGCCGCATCATCGTGATTTCCTGCACGGTGCGCACGACGAACTTGCCAAGGTCGCCGAACAGCACAGATTTCGCGCTGGCACCGATGGCTGCCATGTCCTGGTTGATGTAGTAACGGCTGCCGTCGATGGTGTCCGGTTCGCCGACCGCGTAACCCGCTTGCCACAGCGCGCGGTTTTCCGAATCCTTGAGCTTTTTCAGGGCTTTCAGGGTGGAATCGTTGAACATGAAACCGGACGACGGACGCTTGCGGTAGGCCGGATCGACGCTGTGTTTCAGGTCGATGATGTCGTCGATGGTGATCGACGCGGCGGCGGAACCGGTGACGCCAGCGGTGGATGCCGTCACGATGCCGTTCGGCTGGCTGGAACCGGTGCCGGTGGTGCCGTACTGGTTCAGGATGCGGCCCAGACGTTCGGCCAGCGCGGTCGTCATGAACGCATCGAGGTTGAACGCGGAATCCTGCATCAGTTCGATGGGGACCAGCACGTTTTTCGACGTGAACTTGTAGGCGTTGAACGTGACCACACCGAACGTGAAGGTCTGTTCCGATTCCTGCGTGTTGATGCCCAGCAGCGCACCCTTGTTGCTGGTGTCGTTGACGGTCGGCCACGGCAGGTCATTGCCGGTGTCCGTGCGCATCTTCATCGTCGGGGCTTCCAGGATGCCGGAGTAGTCCAGCATCGCCGTTTCCAGCTGGTTGCTGAAGCCGGTCGGGATCAGGTAGCCACCGCCGGTGGTGGTCACCGTCTGGGCGCGTTTTTCAAGGATGGCGCGCTGTTCGGCGGTGATACCGTCTTTTCCGCCTTTCAGGAACGCACGGAACGCGGCGCTGTACTGCTTTTCACGGGCTTCGTGATCGTCACCCGCTTCCGGCATTTCACGGCCGCTTCGGCGCTCGTTCAGGGGTGCGCCGGCTTCACTGGCCAGTTGCTCCTGCCGTTCGGCACGGGCAATTTCACTGGTTTTGCGGACGATGTCGGCGTCGCGCTTGTCCCACTCGGTTTCGAGTTCGCGCCGACGCGTTTCGTCTTTTTCGGCGCCGATGCGCTCCAACAGGGCGCGGTTTTGCTCGACCAGTTCGCCGCGTTCCTGCCGCAGTTTTTTACTCTGGAACAGGTCAGCTTCGGCCACGGCCAGGATGGAAAACGCGACGGCAACGCCGCCCAGGGTGGACACTTCAAGGATGGCCGCTTGTGCGACAGGAATCGCCAGCGCGGCCACGATGGCAATCAGTGCTGCTACTGCAAATTGCTTGGTTTTCATAAAAATCTCCGTTTTAAAAAATGCCATTGGCCGCGACGAAACGCCGCGGGTGCTTCAGTAGCCGTTGACGCGGGCGCGCATGATGCGATCCCGCGGGATGGTGGGTTGTTCTTCGGTGCCGGTCGGCGGGGTTTGGGCCTTGCGGTATTGCTCAAGGCTACGCAGGCCGACATCGGTGGTCGGATAGGCCGGGAACGTGACCGGACTGATGTCGAACAGCTCGACGTCGGTGATGGTGCGCAGCCAGGTGCCGTCGGCGCGTTCCTCCCAGGCTTCACCCTTGACGCGGAACCCGAACGACATCTGGCTGATGTCGCCTCGGTCGATGCTGATCTGCAGGTCGCGGGCAAACTGGGTGTCGGGCGGGATGGTTTCGGTCAGCAGGCCGGTTTCATCTTCGCGCAGGATCAGGGTGCCGGACTTGGTGCGGCCCAGCACGAAATTCGCGTCGTGGTTGAACAGACTGCGGACATCGTCTTCCTTGATGGCGCGGGTAAACGCGCCTGGCGCGACGCGCTCAAAAAACAGCCCGGCGATGTCCGTGTCGGTATTGAACACGGCGGCATGGCCGACGATGCGTTTTTCTTCGCTGTCACCGGTTTTGCGGGCCTCGACCTGCATGCCGTTGACGGTGTAGGCGCGGCGCTCAAAATCAGGGGTTTTCGGTTGTTTCATGGGGAACTCCTACGGCTGCGAGGTCGGCGCCGGTTCATTGGTCGGCGGCTCTGCGCCAACCGCCATATTCATCGGGGTGATCACTTCGTCCATGCCCTTGTCGGTTATGGTGTTCCAGTCTTCCAGCCGGCGGGCTTCGTTGCGCGTCAGGAACGGTGCGCCGACGGCGATGCGGTAGCCATCCATGCGCGACTTGAAATCGCCGCGCATCAGGCCGTCCAGGTTGAATTTCGCGTAGATGCCGGAACCACGCCCGAACAGCTTGCGGTTGATTTCCTGTTCGATGCGCACGCACCACGGGGTGATGGTGTGTTTTGCATAACCGATGTCCTGCTGTTCGATGCCGGTGCCCCAGCTGGTGCTGCGCTCGGTGTCACCACCCAGGTGCGGCGGTACGCCATACCAGCCAAGGATTTCGCTGCGCTGATACTTGCGGGTTTCCAGGAACTGCGCGTCCTGCAGCGGCATTTGCACGGTGTGCAGTTTTGCGCCTTCTTCCAGAACCATGGCGCGGAATGCGTTTTCGCCGGTGAATTTTTCGTTGACCGACTGCGCCAGTTTTTTCTGCGCGTCTTCCTTCATGCGCCCCGGCACTTCCAGCACGACACCGGGCCGCGCACCGTTGGCGAAAAACTTGCTGCCGAATTCTTCGGCGGCCTTGGCCAGCCCTGCGCTGTCGCGCATTTTGCTGATCACCGACACGCCCTTGATGCCGTCATACATCAGGCCAGGGATGTGCAGGATTTCGTCGGACGGCAAAGTCTCTTTGCCGCCGCCAGCCAGTTGCACGTCATAGACCTGCGCACCAGAAGTCAGGCGGCGCGGCGTGACGTCCCAAGGCATCAGCGGATAAAGGTTTCGCGCGGATCCGTTGCCGATCCATTCGATGCGGTTGTAAGCGTTACCCCACAGCAGCAGGTGCGCCATCATCAGTTCGCGCCAGATGATGCTGGTGTGGTACTCGTTCGGGCTGTCGCGCAGCAGCGCGTATGCCCAATGGCTGGTGGCGAATTCGCGGCGGTCGTTGCTGTCTCGACGGTACACATGCAGGGGCAGTGAACCGATGGTGCCACTGAGAATTCGGACGGCGGTATAAACCGCGCCGATGCTCAAGGCCTTGCTTTCGTTCATCGAAATGCCAGCAGCGGAACGGCCGCCGGTCATCCAGTCGATCAGCCAGGAATCCGGGTTCGACAGTGACGTCGACGGATTTTCAGGGCTTGCCCGCAAAATCCAGCCGGCAACCTTGGATCGTGCCCAGACACCCAGCGCGTCGGTTAGTTTCATAACATCAGCACTCCGCGGTCTTCGTACACACTCGGCCCCTGCCCTTCGCCAATCATGGCGCGGGACACTGCCAGAATCAGGGCGATGGCCGGGTCGGTCTTTTTGGCGCGTGACTGCTTGCGCGGGAACCAGTTGTCGTTCTGGTCCGGTTTAACTTCGACGTTGTTGACCGCCCAGGCTGCCACCGCATCACCGTTGTGATGCAGCCGCCCGGCTTTCAGCAGTCCGTCGATCCACTTCATGGGTGCCGACAGGTGCCGCGCTTGCAGCGCAACAGTCAGCACTTCAAAACCTTCATTCTGCAAATTGGCGATGATGCCCGGCGCACCCCACGGGTCGAACGCGATTTCCTTGATCTGCACCTGCTCGGCAGCGGTCAGGATGTCCGCTTCGATGCTGCCCTGGTCGATCATCGAACCAGATGTCGCTGTGATCAAACCTTCGCGCACCCAGCCCTGGTAATGCTTGTTTTCCGGTTGTTCGGTGACTGATTCCGGCAGGTAGTGCCGCCAGAATGCGAAAAAGTGTTCGACGCCATCGATGTCGCATTTAAACACGCTGCACACGCTGGCGATGTCCGTGGTGTTCGCCAGGTCAACACCCAGCCAGCATTCCTGCCCTGCAAAATCCTCAAACTTTAGCGCCTTGTCCGTGCCTTTGCGCCACGCTTCCATCGGCACCCAGGGGCTGGCGCTGGCCACCCACATGTCCAGGTGTTTCGTCTGGAACGTCGACTGCTTCCGCGCGTCGCGGATTGCCGCAGCCTGCTGTGCCAGCAGGAATTCTGGCAGGATGGACACGCCCCAGTTCGGGTTTGCCTTAATCAGCGCGTCTTCGCTGGTCCAGTCATCGCCCTCGTCGATGGTGTAGATGATGCCGAAGCGTTGTTCGTCTTCGACGACGCCTTCCAGTATCTGTTCCA